AGCCTGCCAGAGTGGAAGTATATATCTGAGAAAGTCTCAGAGAAATGGAGAAAAGAATGCAAGTATTAAACACAATAGCCGACAGTAGAAATATCGACACAGCTGCTAGAAATGAAATGACAGGGTTCGAGTTACTGAACACGCTCAACTTTCCAAGCAGACCAGCTACGATAATGGAAAAGACAGAAGCTCAGATAGCTGAGCAACTAGCCATCGATACTGAGAAGTTCATCAGTAAATCGATAACAAGTATCAGACACCGAAGCAGAAGAATGCAACTAATTAACCGAGTTAATTACTGTGAGCTTCCAACTCGCTACTTCAAACTGTTGGTGGTCTAATGAATAGGATAGAAATAACCGAAACGTTAAAACTGCTGAGGGAATACCGAACAGCTTGGATTAACGAAAACAGCATACCGATTGAAGATTGGTCTAAGTCTCCGTATCAGTTAGAGATGTCAAGACTTGGTACCCTATTGCAGAAATGCTGGGATAACAACTGTGAGTGTGACCCAATTATTCATGAGATGACGCACTTGAGTCCTACGGGGATACGAGTCTATGAATCAAAAGGTATGGGCAACTGGGAAGCGTGTTTCGTTTTTGAAATCGAAAGATTGAAACTTGTAAAAGATACGTTGATTCGGAAACGAATGGGGGACAGAGCTAAGTGGATGAGACGTGGGGCAATGTCCGTAGATAAAGGAACGTTAGCTATGTGGAAGATACACGCACGCAATGGAAATCAGTTTTGGATTGATAAATTAGCTGTGAGAGATGAAGCTGTAAAAGAAAAGCATGCAGAGGAGATGAGTAGTTAATGTCTTATAGCAATGACAGATAGTCAGACAGACAAGACCTAGTACAGACCAACAGTAAGAGAGAGTAAGTTCTTTACTGTTCCTCTTGTGTTGTGACAGCTCCACCCCCATGTCAAAAATCACAGAGACAACCCTATAACAGCTACGCTAAGGCTTCTGTTGTGTTGTCAAAAAAAAGGAGCTCTTTTCTGTGTAAAATTTCTGAGAAAAATTTCGTGGGATAAAAAAAAGTAGTATAGTGGGACTATATGAAAATCGTTTTGGACCCTGTGTATACGACAAGCCACATGAGTACGTGCAGTAGTTGGTTTCCGACCAAATTAGCAGGATTAAAGTATCTCGAAATGGATGAAAACAATTATATATACTGTCTAGTTCCAGATGAGGAATATTGTAATGATGGTATCAAAGCAGATGACCTTGTAGACCACCCGAGATGGAAAAACATAAAATATCCATATAGCAAAGATAGATATAGCAATTTCTTTTTTCCGGGAAGTCAATATGAGTATCTCCTAGCTAATTATGGAGAACTTTGGGACTATGACATACTTTTTACTACGAGAAGTTTCTGTTTACCTCTCTTGAGAGCTTCTACAAGAGAAGAAAGAGGTTTGAGATGGTATACGCTTCTAGATTTACTTCCGGGTATGAACTTTAAGACAACAGTTTCTATGTGGTGGGAAGGGGAGGCTTTTCTCTCCTTAGCATACGCAATGGTAGATAGGGTATTCATGACACCAGAGTGGGAAAGAAAAGAGGCTCTTAAAACAATGCGTAAATATATCTCTCCTAACTTACTTATGAAAGCACAAGACAAGATGAGAATTACTTATTACCACCCAGATTTAGATTATGAAAGGGTATATAAAAAGAAGATACGGCAGGACGAAGTATTAAATGTAATATACGCAGGACGACGCAATAACACACAAAAAAAATGGGATGATATCGTCAAACTATTTCGCGACTATTGGCTCATGAGAAAAGAGAAAATAAATTTTTTCGTCGCTTCGGCATCTAAGTCTCAGGCAGACGCTGTTGAACCTATGTGGGATATGAAATCACTTCCAAGAGATGAGTTCTACACTAAGCTAGAAAATCAAGATGTAACAATTTCCATGAGTATAGAAGAGGAAATACCGTTAGCATTGGTCGAGGCAATTAGCTACGGATGTATTCCAGTTGTTAGAAAGGCTCAATGGTCAGTCGGCATGTTCGGAGAGGACTACTTTGGGCTTGTAAAGAACGAGGCAGAGGCATTTGCTATGTTAGATTTGATTGCAGAGGATAAACAGAAGTATTTTGATATGTTTTTGGAGTGGTATGAGAAGTTTAAAGAGGAATATTTAATTCCATACGGGGATTTCAAACAAAATCTCTTAGACGACGTTAACGCGTTAGATTCCCGCCGAATGCAGTATTTCGAGAAAAAATTTCCGGAAAATGAGGAAACAAAAGGTTGGATGGAGATGTGTTCGATAATAAACGACAATCTTGAAGTCGGAGAGGAGTTCAATCTCATGGAAAAGATGGCTCAACTAGGAAAAGAAAATAAACTTCGATATGGACCGCCGGGAGAATTTATTGATATACTAAATACGCCACTGTGGAGACGACCACGTTGGGCATTAGCAAGGTATGGAATGCTATATAAATTTAACTGCGTGGACAATGGTACAAATCCGGGAGACTTGAAAAAAATTGGATAGAAGATTAGACATGTCACAAGGACAGGCACTTGAACTTGCGTGTAGTTATCACGCTGGAATATTCGCAGAGAGAAAGCTTGGATTTAAAAATGAACCGTTTCATTGGGAATGGTATGAACTTGAAATGGAGTCAAACAGACTCTGTGTCGTAGCACCACGTGAACATGCAAAGTCAGAAGTCTTTTCAGTAATCAGTACAGCTCATCATGTAATCTACCGACCAAGCTCATGGCAATTTATTTTTTCGGCAACAATCGAGCAAAGTAAATTACTACTGGAGAGAGCCGTATCTATGATTCAACAAACAAATCCAATGTTGATAGAAGACGCAAAGAAGTGGTCAACGTCAGATATAATTTTCGGAAACTATTCGAGAGTAACTGCTGCTTCAGTAGGTAGAAGTATCCGAGGAGTTCATCCAGATAGAATAGTCGGGGATGACGTTTTGACAGACGCTAGTACAGCGACACAATTACAACGAGAAAAAATTGAACGTTGGTGGTTTGGAACAATCGCTCCACTTGCGCATCCGGGCGCGACAAGACCACTCGGCTGGGGCTCAGTAAAACCACAAGGTAATGGGCAGACGTTATATCACCCAGCTACTAAAATAGTTCTTGTAGGCACTCCGTTTCATCAGAATGATTTACTTATGAAAATGAAAACGAACAGTGCTTATACTTTTAGAAGGTACAGCGCAGAGTACGATATAAAAAATATGCTAGATGGCTCTTGGGCTATAGAAGGAAACGTTTAACAATGAGACAGACAACACGAAACAAGTTAGTACAGCTAGTACAACAAGAGGTCATGGACGACCCAGAAATGGACAAACCTATCCTTACTGGCATGGTTATGGTCGCAGAGTTTGTCGACAGCAATGGGGAGAGAATGTTATTCAAACTTTCCTCCAACCGAGACGCAGAAGCTTTACCACAATGGACAACGCTGGGCTTTCTACATTCAGCTATGGGAATGGTCGCAGAACCACCAGACGACTTTTAAAAGAGCGTACTGTAGCAACGCTACATACGTATAAAAAAATTTTTTCAGCTTACGCTTATATAAGGAGTAGGGGGGCAAGTCGAAGGTTTCCCAGCAAAACTCTTGACACGTTACTATACTAAAAAGTATGCAGGAACGACATTGTGTAATATGCGAGAAGGCGTTTGGTGAAACGTGGAATCATTTGTGGGACCATTTTGACCAAGAAGGAGAACTTTGTTATCAGAAGATTGAGGAAAACTTGATGAACGATAGCAATATGTATCGAAACGTTATGACCTCTCCCGACAGCTATGTGGAATATTTTGTTTTAGAGTATTCAAATCCACAAATTATCGCAGGTTACAAGACACAAGAACTGAAAACAAGCCAAAAACTATCTTAGGAGCAATTTAACGTAGTTTTAAGGCATAGTTGTGAGCAGACCTTACAACTTACCCCTACACGTTAAAAATGCAGAAAAATACCCCCAAAAGAGTCAAAAACGAACTATTTGACAAGTACTGACAACTGTTCTATTGTTAAATAAAAAAATTAGGAGGAAAATGAACAATCATCAAAAGAGTAAGTCGGACAGATTAAGAGTATTTCAACCAAAAGATTTTAAAAAAATCGTTAAAGCGTTTGATTACAACGTTACAGAAGTAGCAAAACAAATCGGAGTACAACCACCAACTTTAAACAAAGTTGTGAACGGTGATACTAAAAGACCGGCTATAACAACTGTTGATGGTTTTACGCAATATGTTATGGAAAGTTATTATACACGCCAAGTAAAGCCAGATATTCCAGAAAGAATCACAATGATATCGCCTTGGCACTATCAAAAAGAAATGGATAAGCGAGGATTAACAATTCCAGAACTAGCACCGAAAATAAAAAAAATCTCAAGAGCAACGTTAACTGCATACGTAAGAAGTAATTGGGGAAATACAGGACCAACGTATCTTTTTTCTTTATGGATATCACAAGCTATTCAGAAATTTCCAATTTTATCGGAAGAAGAGATAATAGCTAAAGCAGGTTTTACTGTTAGGATGTCTGCTGATTACTATGACGATTACAATGACCCAAAATTATCGGATAAGCCGAAATGGTCTTTTCACGAAGCACAACAAGAATGGATTAGAAGAGACCAAAAAAAGCTAGCAAAACTGCCTAGAGTGGGACATTTGACAACGCATCAAAAAACCAAGGATTGACAAACTCTTGACAGTCGACTAAGATAAGAGTATCGGCTTTTTGAAAATTTAAAAACATCATCGTAATAACGAAAGGGGAATCTATTGAAAAAGAACAATAGTGAAACCGACCGTTTGCTTGAGCATAACCATAATTGGAATGGTTCATATCGAAAATCTTACTACGTAAGTGGTTGGGATTTTAGCATGGCTAAAAGATATGAAGTCAAGAAATATTGCAAAGAATGTAATCTTTCTTGGAACAATTTCAAATATCTTGGTAGAGCTAACGCAGTTGAAGAATATGAGAAGGAAAGTGCTCACTATCAGAAAAATCTTGATAGTGGTTTCAGAGTTCGACATTCTAATAATATGGTTAAAACTTATAACCGTTCTGCTGCTCGAGCAAGGCTAATTACCGATTGCAATATCGTTAAAAGGCAAGGTTGGTATAAAAAACCAATTTCTGACTAAGATGAAGTCAGATGTTTAATTGATTATCCACGCAAGCAAAGGCACTGATATCAAAAAACAAATACTTAAGTAATTAATTCTAGTCAGCGAGCTAGAAATTACTAAGAAAAAGCTCATAGGATTGGACAGGCAACTGCTCAACTTATGGGCTTTTTTAATGCTGGACAAACTCTTGACTGCCAGTTATATTATGAGAAAGAATTTATTCAAGAAAGGAATAGATATGAAAAAAATACAATACAAAGATAATTACATTATCGACTGGGAAAACGAAGAAGTTTCCTTTGATGACGGAAATACGTGGGAAAAGATTGGAGCGAAGAAACATGAATCGGCAACAACGTAGAAAACTAAAATCAAAAAAACGGGGGGCTACGCAAATGAACCACCCAACATTCGTTAAAAAATTGAAAGCAGAGCAAGATGATTCAAAAACAATTCAACCAAAGTAAAAGTAAGCCAGAATATACGATTCTTAGATATTCAAAAATCGGTGGTACAATGAAACCGACCATACTCGGAGCAGGAGTAAGAGGGAAATACGCCAAAGACATTTATGAACGTGAAACTTCAAAACTTGTCAAAGACGGATGGAAATTAGTTTCTTTCACAAAATCTCCGACAAGCAGAGAACGTATGTTTAGAAGTAACCAAGCAAACTTGATTTTAAAATTGATTGAGGTAGTATGAAAAAAAATAAAGAAATAGCAAAAGCAAAATTGATTGAAAGGAATATCGATGAAAGAAGAGAAGCTATCAATATTCTTGAAAAACAGATTGCAAGTATTAACGATTTACTATTCACAAACAAAATTTTTGGTATGGATAAAAACGAAATCTCGAAGACAATGAATACTGTTTTCGAAATCAAAAATAACATTAACCAAGAATGGTCTGCGATTGTTAAATTGTTGGGAGAGGAACAATAAAAAATGGGAAAGCACCCAAGATTAAATATTGACGAGGAGATTATCTTTGACACAAAAGCTAAGCAGGTACAAAAGAACACAACACACAAGATGAAAACCAAAAGTTTGACACCAAAATTAATTTGGAGTTTAGCTAATGCAATTGATGCGATTATGGATACAGAAGAAAGCATGTATCTATCGCAAGACTTGCATAACACCTTGCAGGACTTTCTACCTAATTCAATAGGAATGACTGAATTGTTTGGATTACTGAATAAAGGTAACTCTGAAGAAGCAGCAAAACGTTTAGCTTACAAAGAAAAGCACGGTAAAAATCCACCGCAAAGTTGGTATAAACAACAAAGAAAGTATTTCTTACCAAGAATAATTGAAGAGCTGTAAAGCTGGACAAACTATTGACGGAATGCCATAGTAAAGTTATGGAAAAATTATATAGCAAAGACTACACTATAAAACCTAAATGTGATGTCTGTGAAGGCACCATGCTAAGCATGATTGAATCAAATGGCAAAGGCGTAACAACCGTATTGCTTATTTGTTATCCTTGTGGAATATCACAATATACAGGCTCGACAACGAAAAGGGGGTTATGATGATATTCGACGAAGAATATGATGATGAACAACAAAAAATGAATGATGATTTCAAAGAAGAAATCAAAAACGGACTAGACCAATTTGGACCCGAAGCAATGACGATATTTATTGAGGGAACTATTGGTACAATCGTAAAACATTTAGTACTAAATTATGATGTTTACTGGGATGAGGAAGAAAAACTAGAATTTGTATTTTTTCACATTGTTCGAATGAGTAGCGTATTTCAATTACTGTGTGATGAAGCAGATGAACGAGGGGATATAGATGAACATTTTTATCCAAAACCCGAAGACGTATACGAATTTATAAAAAAATCAGAAAGTAAGTCTTATCATAACGAAGCACTTGATATGTTCGAAAGAACGTTTCAAATGTGGCACGCTAAAAAAGGATTAGACTTTACAAGAGCAATACAAAAGCACCCAAGTCAATTTGATAATGAAAAAGAAACAGAAGTGAACAATCAATTCGCTGACATTGTTTTCAATAGTTATTTCGAAGGACTATTAGGGGAGGAAGAGTAATGAATAAGTACACATTTTATTTTATTGTATTAGCAATTGCTATAAAATTAGCAGGTAGCTTCTAATGATAGAAGTAAAGACTAAAGAATGTATTCATTGCAGACAGACAGGTACAGTTATGGTAGATGAAGAAAAGTACAAAGAATTTACCGAAACGCCTAGACATCTAAGACGTTTGATACAAGATATATTTCCCGAACACAGCAGAGGACAACGTGAACAACTTTTAAACGGAGTTCATCCCGAATGTTTTGAAGATATGTTTGGAGGAGAAGGACAATGAGAGACTTAACTAAAAAACAAATAAAATTAATTGATGAATGGTTAGAGGAATACAACGAAAAAACATATTCTCTTTCCCAAATAGAATTTTCAGTTAATACTAGAACAAGAACGTATGCAAAACAATCTGTAGATATGGATAAGTTTCCATTAGATTTGTTCAAAAGATTAGAAGAAATCAACGATACTGAAATCTTGTGGAATACAATAGATTTATATATACAAGAACAACAATCAAAACCGATTGTAGTAATAGATAGGGACGGATTCAGTAAAGCATGAGGTCTAGAAGAACAGGTTATTCGCCGGGACACTCTCGAGAAGACACCGATGCGACGTATCCAAGATTCGGAACTGCTCGATATGTCGGACGAAACACCGGTGGATTAGGAGATACAAGTTTCGTAATTGAAGACCTGTTAAGTTTTAAATCAAAAGATGAGAACTATTGGAAAGAAGTAGAAAAAACTAAAAAATTAAATATTGAACAAGCAATGACCAAACATCAAATCATCAAAGATAATTTTTTTGGTAAGTTTGGGGAAACATTGAAAGAAAAAGATTTACAAAATGTTCTCGACCATTTTTTCACAGAATATAAAAGAACAATGAAAACACAAGAAATAGAAAATTTCTTTTACGGCATAGAGGAGGAAGAATAATGGAATGTAGATTATGTGAGGAAGATTATCCATTAATAAGTATGACGAATGGTATATGTTCTATGTGTATGCAATTACATAGCAAAGCACAACTAATAGAAATGTTGGTGGAATAATGCCTAACTGGTGTAGAACTACTGTTAGATTTACAGGAGAACAAGAAAATCTTGATTTATTAGAAAAAGATATAAATGTTATAACAACAGAAAATCGTTTTAGCATAGCTCAATCAATAAATCCACAACCCGACGAACTAAGTAACGTAGTAGTTGGCTATAAAGACGGAGCTAAGTATTGGTGGAAAGATACAGAAGAACCTTTAGCTCACGAAGACATAGATATGTTGTTTCAAACTTACGGATATTATGATTGGTATCAATGGAGATTAGCAAATTGGGGCAGCAAATCGGGAGACCTTGATACTGAAAAACTCAGAATTGACAAAAATCATATAGTTTTCAAATATGAAAGTGCTTGGAATGACCTTAGAGAACTTCATAAAATAATTGCAGAAGAATACAAATTGTCATCTGTTGTTTCATGGTGGGAAGAAAGTGGTTATCACGGCTCTTATAAAATTCTAAATGGAAAAGTATTTGATGAAAACATAGGTTATGATTATTATGATGGTACCGACGATATAGGAGAAGAAGAATGACTACTAAAAAAATTAAGAAAATGTTAGCTAAAAATCTTGCTAAATTACAAAAAGCCGAAGAAATTAGCAAAAAACTTATAGACGAAAGAAATAAGATAATTAAAAAACTTGCTAGTGATGGTATGGCAGTAAAAGAAATAGCTGAATTAGTCGGAATGACTAGACAGATGGTCTACAAAATAATTAACTAATGTGTCTTAAATACGATTACGCAATCGAATTTCAATTAGTAAATCAATTTAATACTGAGGATATGCTTGTTGAAATAAGAGACAACATTCAAGAAATGTTATTGCAAGCTGACATAACAGAACTTGATGAATATCAAGATGAAGAATGCAAATGTAACTTGGAGGAACAATAGCTTATCTAAAAACTCACGACTGGGCTATTAATGGATTAAAGCATATTGTACTGAAAGAAGCTAATGGAAATAAGGATACTGCGAAAATAGCTTGGGACCTAGCATGGAGAAGACTCCAATGCAACCAATGGGGAAGTGCAGATGAATGGTCAGCAGAAAGAATCGATTCACTTGTAACAACTGCTAAATCTTTATTACCGAAAACCTTTACTTCGGGAAATCTAATAGATAATATAAGAGAAGTATTTGGGGAAGTAGAAGATATTTCCCACAAATTAGGAACTGAATACCCTGCAACAATTGTAACGATAAGGAGGACAAGTGGGAATATACAGAATACAGGACGACAAAGCTAAATGTATAACTTTAACAGTTGACTATGAATTTAGTTTTGGAACAAGCGAAGAAGAAGCTATAGAACAAATAGACCAAATGGTAAAGATGACGGACAATGATATAGATTTTACTTTTATATCACACACGCCAGTTTTTTATACAACAAATCCGTGGGAAGAACACGAGGAAGAATAATGACAGACCATATAATTAATGAATTGAAAAGACTCATAAAAGAATACTCTCTAACTGATGATGATGTTAAAATCTTATCAGCAAAGCTAGAGTTATTTTTCCATGATTATTTATCTGAATATCATTCAGACCTTGAATCAGACAAGATTGTAACCGATGAAAAAGCACTAGAAACTATTCTTGGTTTCGAAATGACAAAACAACTAGATGAATACGAAGATATTAAAAAAGAAGGTACAGAATGAATGAAATACTTTCTTTTATCCATTGCAGACTTTGTTTAGAAGAATTACCGCCAGAAACTTCTCCAAGAGAATGGACAAAGATAGAAGCAGGTAGGACAGAACACGGATTACAAGTTTGGTGTATTAGACATGAAAAAAATATAGTTCACATAGATATGAAGAATGCGTTATGGCACTAACAGAAAAAGATTATTTGAAAGCTATAAAATCTTATAGAAAACAAATCGAAATAGCACACGATATTATGGACACCGAACAGCAAGTTCAATTTTTTGCAGTCCTAAATGACTGGAATACATTTCAAAGAGCAACGGAGGAAGAATGAAGAATATAAGATTAGAAAAAATTGTTTTATATACAGCAATTGATAAAAATAATTACGATACAGCATTAGACACAGTTGTTAATCTTTTAGAAGAACAATTTGATTTAAAACTGCTGGACTGGGAAAACCCAGTCGAATATACTATTACTAAAAGAAAGGCACAGTAATGAATACTTTCGTACCATACCCAAATCTTGACAAGATTGCATTATGCTTAGATAACTCAAGATTAAATAAACAAATACTAGAAACAGTACAAATTATCAAAGTACTCGAAAAAGAATACCCAAGTAACGCTTGGCAAAACCACCCAGCAGTCGTTCAATGGACAGGACATGAATACAAGTTATCAGTTTATGGATTGACTATGGAAAGAGAAGCTAACAAGCGTGGTATCAAAGCTAATCAAAAAGATTGGTTGTATGAAAAGATGCAACAATTTATAAAAGAAGGTAGAAATGTAGATTTTCCTAACTGGTGGGGATTTGAACCAATGCACGCAAGTCATCGTTCTAACTTAACTAGAAAAGATGCAGTTCATTACGGACAATTCTTTGATGATGAGGCAGGAAAACCTTATATTTGGATTCGTGATAATAAACTTCAGTTTGGTAAATACCGTTCTGATATTCAATTAAAAGAAGCAGAAAACATGAAACATGCTGAAATTTGGAAAGCTATAATAGATAAGAAAGTATGACACCTAGAGAAGAACTTAATGCTAAAAGAAAAGAATTGAAAAAAGAATTAATTCGTATGAATAATATTTGTGTTGATTACTATCTCGAAAACATAAAAGATAAACAACCAACAGCTAACGAAGAACTTATTTTTGAACTTCTTAGAGATAACTTAATGGAATATAAACAAAAGTATTACGGATGGGATGGTGATGTTAGACCAAACGTTGAACCAGTTGAAAAAATTGTCGAAAATAAAAAACCTATTAAAACAACACGTAGAAATAAAAACCTTGCAATATTGATTAAAAATGAAATGCTCGCAACAGGTAAAAAAACAAAAATATTTGTTCATAAAACAGGAAGGTATATAGGAAAAGTTAAAACAACAAATGAAATCAGAGATGAAGTAACTAATTGTTACAATTTGATTGCAAATGATAAAAAAACTAAACCTACTAGAAAAGAATTAATTAACCGTTTAGCTCCAGTTGATAGTTTTTCAAAACGTATAGCAACAATCGTTGTAAATGAAATGATGTTACAAGATAAAAACCTAAAATTTATTTCAGAAACTAAACGTAGAAGAATGGAACAACATTACAAACAAGAAAATCTTAATTACAGTAAATATGTAGAAATATTGTCTTTCATTTCAAATTACCAAATGGAACAATTGATGGAAGGTAGCAAAAGAATCAAACCAAAAATAGAAGAAATATTTGTTCATTCATCTTTAGAATCTGTAGCAGAAGTAAATAATCACATTCATAAATTGATGGAAATGAATATGATAGAGAATCAAAAAACAATGTATCACTTACCGTACGCAGATAGTTATAACGCTTTTAAAAAGCTAGAACGTAAAATAAACACAGAAATCAATAAAAAGAACAAACCCAGCATATAAAAGTAAGCTTTTAAGAAGATTTAGAAAGTACTTTGTTGCAAACCTTAACTCTTTACCCTAGTATAATGATTGAAATGGCTATATATAAAGTAGAAATACCGTTCGTGACTCCGTCTAAAAATACATATGATGGTTGGCAACACGTGTGGCAGTCGGGTTTAAAAAAGAAGTGGAAAGAGCAGCTATATGTAGAACTTGCTGCATTACCAGAAGCAAAGATGGTTGAGGCTAAGGCTATATTAATATTTGATGTCAATAGGAGAAGAGACTGGCAAAACTATGTTCATCCTCTTTGGCATTTTGTAGCAGATGCATTGCAAGATGTAGGTATAATAGAAGATGACACGCCAGAATACTTTACAACCAAAAAAAATGGGGGTATTGAATTTATGGTAGAGAAGGATGAAACAAAATCGAAGAAACAGATAAGAAGAACCGTCTTGGTTTTAGACCTGACGACGTAAAACCTTTAGATTACGGTGGTGGTAAAGCATCACTTTGGGATGGACGTTGGTCTTTTATAGCTAAGCAAGAATGTATAGATATCGTAAATGGTGTAGAACCAGAATTACGTGAATCCAAAAGATTTGAATTACCTTGTGAAAAATGTGAAGCATCTCTTTCATGTTTAACTGCAAAAGAAAAAGAAGTTGGCTCAATAATGTTCGATAGAGAATATAAAACTAAGCCAAGGTCATCAAGTTCATCATTATTTCCTTATACCGTGATGGAACCAAATCTAGACGAAAGTAGTTACTTAGTAGAAACATTTAATAAAGACTATCAAGGTGGACAAAACATGTGGGTAGTTAGTGGATGGGATTTAGCTTGGTCAGAAAAAGCAGGTGGAGATTATCTTGCAAAAGTAACTGCATCTTTTGATATGGAAACTGGTATAAAAACAATCTTAGATATTGATAGATGGCAAAAACTATCCTTTGAACAGCAATGTAAATTAATAGAACACCACAATGAAAGATACAATGAGGACCTAGTTGTTATCGAATCTGACTCTGCACAAATGATTTGGGCTCAATATCTTGAACAAAAAACTACTCTACCTATAATGAGGCATAGAGCTGGTGGTAAGAAAGACTTACAGTCAGGAGTGCCGGGATTACTAATGGATTTAGAAAGAAAGGTCTGGAGAATCCCATATAATAAAAAGTCGCGTAATATGGATAATGTGAAAGCTTTTTTAACAGAAGCAGAAGCTTTCGGATGGAAGAACGATAAACTCGAAGGAGTTGGAGAACACGACGACCTAGTCATGGCTTGGTGGCATTGTAACTTCGGCTTAGAGAGATACAAAAAAATAGCATCTTGGGGAGCCTATTAATCAATGGCAGAACAAAAAAGTAGTAGATTTCAGAGAGCGTTAGAGTTCTTGAACCGACCTCCTGAAAGAACTGTAAATAAATTACAAAATGAAATAAATAATCTCAATAGTAAAAGGGATATTAACCTTGACCCAGACAGAGTAGATTTAAACGGTCCAGTATACGGATATAATACCAACGCAGGTTATTTTCCAAACACAAATGATGTTGGAGATGGTACTGGTAACTCAGCAGTTGTTGCATGTCTTGAAGTTTTATCAACTTCTTTCTCAGAAGCACAACTTGAAGTATACGAATTAGACAAAGACACTAATCAATACGAAATGGTTCACAACCACCCAACTTCAAATTTATTTAAAAGACCGAACCCGTATATGTCCGGAGAACTTATGAACTCCTATTTAATGTATTCATTACATGCAAACGGTAACGCATATATATTCAAAAGAAGAAGTGAAGCAGGTAGAGTTGTAGAATTGCACCCAATAATGCCTCACATGATTAGTCCACGAGGAAATACAAAAGAACTAATAACACATTTTGATTATGAACTTCCAGATGGAAAAGTTCAAATAGCTAGAGATGACATGATACATGTTCGTTTGAATATGGATGCTAATGACCATAGGGTAGGTAGAGCACCATTAAAAAATGTTTTAAGGGAAATAATCGGAGATGAAGCAGCAGGACAGTTCGCAACTTCTTTATTAACAAACATGGGAGTGCCGGGAGTTATCTTATCCCCTAAAGGCGGAGATGATATATTCGGTGGACCAACAAAAGAACAAGCTGAACAAATAGCAGAAGCTTACAAATCTAAATTCGGTGGGGCTAATAGAGGAGCACCGATGGTATTGTCTGGACCAATGGATGTAGACGTAGTTGCTTTCTCTCCAGACCAATTAAATTTAAACGACCTTCGCAGAATACCTGAAGAAAGAGTATCAGCTGTTCTTGGTGTACCGGCAATATTAGCTGGATTAGGAGCAGGTTTAGATGCAGCAACATATTCTAATGCTAGAGAACTAAGAGAATTCTTTACAGAAAACAAGTTAGTACCAATGTGGAGAATAATTGGTCAAGAAATAACACATTCATTATTAAAACAAGATTTTACCGATAACAATGATATGATTTGTAAATTCAATACAGATAATGTTAAATCATTAGCAGAAGATAGAGCAGAACTACTTAAATCAATGGATATCGGTGTTAAAGGTGGTTGGGTGTCAATAGCAGAAGCACGACAAGCTATTGGATTACCTACAAACGATTCTCATAATATTTATTTAAGGTCATTGCAATGGAACCCAGAAACAGGAGACCAAAGTGGATTAGGTAGTAATTATGAAGGAGACCCGATAATTGACGAAGAACCAAAACCATTTGATGAACAAGTTGTTACTGAAGAATCGTTAATGAATGAGGGTTCAACTATTGGAAAATCAAAAGATGACTCAGAACAAAAAGATTTACTTAGTACAATTACATTTCCTGTAGATTCAGTTAGAGGACCCGATGTTCTCAAACCTACAAGACTTGACGAGGAAGAGGAAGAAGATGAAGAGGAAGAAAAAGCAACAGTTGATGTTTTCGAAACAGTTACTGATGCTGAAATGAGAGCAGAACAACTTGGTTGTGAAGGTACTCATACACATGACCACAATGGAAATATTTTATATATGCCTTGTGCTACTCATCAAGAATATGAAAAAATTGTTAATGATAATGATAATTCTCCAGTAGAATATAGTACAGAAGATATTATTAAGGAAGCATTTAAAACCGCTATGGAAGAATTTGAACAAGAAATTGATATATTATCAATGGAAGCAGAATCTAAAAAGCCGGGAGACCCAGCAACAAGAAATGCAGGTGGACCTAAAGAACAAGAAGGAGATATAACTAACTTTCCAGATAAAGGTAAAGATATGGCTATACTTCTTAGAAATTCAAAACATAAAGTATTTCCAGATTATGCTTTTGTCAAAAAGATGAAAGATGATTATCCGACTCTTTGGAGAAGAGCAGGTACTGGTGGAAATCCACCTACAGCTTTCACGGGTAATGATGCTTTTAGATATTGGTCTAAATTTAGAGCAGGAGATAGAGGTACTGCAACGTTAGCTTGGGTAAGAAGAAGAGAACTTTACATGGGTAGACATGCAGGAGACAAACTTCTTAATGGAACAATAGCAATGATGAAATGGGGCGGTATAACTTCAGCTGGACCAACACGTATGAAAGCTATCGTAAGAGAAGCTATGGATAAGATAGACGATAAAAAAAAAATAGCTGAACCAGTCGATAGTAAAGCTCCAGCAGTAACAGTTCCAGCAAGTGTTAAAAAAATACTTTCAGACAAAGTAACTGAACATAATAAAAAATCTCAATACAAAGTTAATTCAAGAATGTTACAAGCAGTTTATCGTAGAGGTGTAGGAGCATATTATTCAAATCCTTCATCTGTTAGAGGTACAGTAACTTCAGCTCGTCAGTGGGGATTAGGCAGAGTTAATGCTTTCCTTAAAGGAGTAAGAGGTAAATTTCCAAGAAGTCCATTTGATTTAGATTTATTACCAGCAGGTCATCCTAAAAAAAAAGGATATAAAGCAGCCAATGTAAAAGTTGGAGATTATGTATCATGGTCTGTAGACAAAAAACCAGACCCACCGTCAATAGTTCACGGTATTGTTGATAAGATAGCTAAATCTGGAACAGTTTCAGCTGGTAACGAAAAGTATGAAGCTACTGAAAGTAAGCCTGTTGCAGTAATGACAGTTTACGCTCAAGTTAACGGAAAACACGTTAAGACAGACCGTAAAGTAGCAAGATATTTCTCACAGCTAAGAATTATTAATGCTTGGGATAATTAAAAAAAAATACTGTATAATAAAACTTAGAAACGATGAGTAATTATATAAATGCATATAATCTAGGTAAACTTCCAAAAAGAAGTAGAACAATAGAAGAAGAACGTCAATGTAAATCTGATGGATGTAGCACTATTATTTCTAAATATAACAAAACAGAACATTGTAATAATCACAGACCACTCAAATATCCAAGAGTCAGAGGAAAACCCTCAAAGTCAGAATAATAAAAAAGTCAATACTTTTCCAACTTAGTTTCAATTTTTTAGTAAATTGGATAGTGAACACTTTATTTTAAGGATAGGTAATGGAAGAACAAAAAAACGCAGAGTTTCACATCAAAGAAAGTGGAGCTGGAAAAGTTGAGGCAGTATTCTCTGTCTTTAATATGGTAGACTCCGATGGAGACGTCATAGTCAAGGGAGCAGTTAAGTCAGGTTTCCCTAAATCAGGATACGTACCAATGGTATGGTCACATGATTGGAAACAACCTGTAGGTAAAGGAACAATCGAATCAGATGATAACAAAGCTGTTTTCAAAGGTAGTTTTTTTATGGACACAGAAGCAGGACAAGAGGCGTACAAACTTGTCAAAAATATGGGAGACTTACAACAATGGTCTTTCGGTTATGAAGTTAACGATTCCGAACAAGGTGAGTTCACAAAAGATAGTGAAAAGCAAACAGTTAGATATCTAAAAGATTTATCTGTTTTCGAAGTATCTCCTGTTCTTGTAGGTGCAAATAGAGAAACTTATACTCTAGCTATGAAACATGCAGTACAGCAAGAATCAGGTGAAGTAAAGGATGAAATCAAAATGGATGAAATAGAAGAAGTCTTAGAGGATTCATTAGAAACCGAAAAGGGACACACGCCAGTGCATACTGTACAACAATCAGTTGGTCAGATTGCAGAAGACCTCAAAGATATTATGGGTAAATTACCAAAAGATATAAATGAGCCACTTCCTAGTTGGTGGGTAGACATGGTCAAAATGACTGCCTCTAAAATAAATGAAGTTAGAGATTACATCGTAGACCCAGCATTTATGGAAACTGACAAACCAATGGAAACAGATGGTTGGATGGACGATGACAAAGATTATGAAGATGACAAAAAAGATGACAACCAAATAGAAAGTGAAGTCAAGAGCTTTACTTTCATAGAACATGTAGAAAATCTCAAAAATGAGGTAGATATGTTCAAAAACCGCGTAATGAGTCTTGCGCTATTACGTGCTGAAAAAGGGAAACGACTAGGTAAAAGTGCTTCAGAAGGTGTAGCTTCTGTTGCTAATACCCTAGAAGATACTTTCCGTGACTTAGACGAATTGCTTAACGAGGATGTTCTTCCGATTCCTGAAGCAGAAGTCGAAGTCGATATAACTGAAGAAGTAACTGAAGTAGAAGAAGTAGAAACTGTAGAAGAAGTAATTTCTGAAACAGAAGAAACTGAATCTGTAGAGGAAACTACTACAGTTGAGGAAGATATTAACTTAGATGAGGAAATCTCAGGTATAGAATCTGAAGAGGCATTCAACCAGTTATTCCTAGACACCCAAGCTGCTCTAGCTAGGACACTTGGGGTAGAAATACAAGATAGCGTAGACGAAGGATAAAACACATGGGCAAACTCAATGAAATGAAAGAGCAAGTTGCGAAAGAACGTAAAGAACTTTCCGACCTGTTCAATTCAGCTGACGTTGCAGACTTAGATGGTGAAAAGAAAACTGAAATCGCTGACAGAACTAAAGGATTAAATTCTTTAGTAGACTCTGTTACCGAACTCGAGAATCTTGAAGCAGAAAAAGCTCGTAACGAAAAAGCTTTAAACTCACTTGAAGCTCCTGTAGACAGCGAAATTCCAGCACAAGCTGGAGCACCAGTTGGTAAAAAATCAATCGGTGAACAATTTGCTGAGTCCCAAGTTCTAGCAGACTATCACGAAAGAGGCGTTAAAGGTATTGACGCTCACATAGACACAACAGCTATGGAGATGAAAACCCTCTTAACAACTACTGGTTATCCACCAGAGTCATTAAGAGCGCCGGGCATTATAGAAACTGCAACAAGAAATCCAGATTCAGTTCTCGGATTATTCTCAGTTATAAGTACAAACCAAAACAGTTACCCATACTTGACAGAAAGCACATTCACAAATAACGCTGCGGAAGCAGCAGAAGGTGCAGCTTATGGAGAAGGCGCTTTAGCTTTCACAGAGGCTACAGAGTCAATTAGAAAGTTCTCTGTTTCTTTACCTGTAACTGACGAATTACTATCCGATGTACCTGCAATTCAAGGATATATCGATAGCAGATTGAAATTAATGCTTCAATTAAGATTAGATGGACAAATTATTGCTGGTAACGGTACTGCTCCAAACATCGAGGGTCTCCTTGATGCTGGAAAAACATCCGTTAACGCAATAGACTTCTCAAGCTACTCCGGTACTTTGGGAAGAGTTGGCGCAATATATGAAGCGATTACTGCAATACGTAATAACGCTTTCCTTGAGCCAGATGCAATAATTATGCACCCAACTGATTGGAATCAAGTAGTAACACAGGTTGGTACCGACTTTGCCGGTACTAGCTCAGCAGGATATGCAGAAGCATCTCCAGTGTTTGTGTCAGCTGGCGGTTATGGCGCTGGACCAGCACAAAACATTTGGGGACTTCCAGTTATCCCTACTACAGCGATTTCATCAGGAACAACCTTAATTGGTAAATTCGGTGGTGGCGTTGCTGCTCACTTAGTAATGAGAGATGGCGTTGATATCGCAGTTAGCGATTCACACGACGACTTCTTTACTAAAGGCAAGATGATGCTAAGAGCTACTATGAGACTCGGCTTCCCTGTTTATAGGCAAGCAGCTTTCACAAAAATAACAAACTTCTAAAGTTTAGTTATTTAGTAGAACGTAGAATGAGGGACACTTAGTGTCCCTCTTTCGTTATAATAAAGGTATTATGATTAAATTAGAAAAAGACGTATTTGAAAAAAATGGCGAATATTGGCAAGGCGATGCAGTAGATTGTCCTTGGTCATCATGTGCCAAAGTTGGTAAAAAAGGTATGGAATATTCACAAGATGTAATTGATTCTTGGGGATTAGGCAAAAAAGAAGAAAAAGCTAAAAAATCTGCACCTAAAACCAAAGCAAAAAAACCAGTAGAAGATAAGTAAATCTTTATATCCTTATGGATACTGTTGAACTCCAAATAAATATTTGGGTAGATAGTTATACTGGTGAATATATTCTGCAAGATAAACAACCTAATAGAGGATTGTTAGTCTATTCATCAGGAGAAACTATAACAACAACTCAATGTACCGATTATGGTATCGGAGATGACGGTAATCCTGCCTAGGAGGCAAAAATGAAACCTAAATGTTTAGTGTGTAAAGCACTACTTAAACACTTAAGTACTAATAAATGGATGTGTGACCAAAATTCAACTATTTGTTCTAACTCATTAAAAATAATATTTATCAGCTTAGAAGAAGAATAATGTTCGATTCTCGTTCAATGTAGTCTGTGTTCGATTTTCTATCAATGTAGTTTCTAACAGAAGGTAATATAAAAGTATGGCTTTATGTACTAGCGCAGATGTAGAGGGATTCTTAGGATTAAACTTAGCATCAGAAGACGCAACCCAATTAACTGAAAGATATATACCCTACGTAGATGAAATGATAAAAAATTTCATTGGTTATGACATTGAATATAGTTCAAGCATCACAGAAACCTTTGATGGTGATAGAACTCAATATGATATATTTTTAACTCATCAACCAGTTACTGCTATTACTTCTATAACAGAAGATGGTACAACCTTAACTTTTGGTAATGAATCAGACTTTGTATTTTACTCTAATGGTTTAGTATCACGTGTTGGTGTACGTTGGTCAGATGCAAAACTTAGAAATATAGTAGTAACATATGCAGCAGGATACACAACTTCAAATATGCCAGCTGATATTAAATACACTTCAGCAAGAGCAGTAGCCAGAATGTTTTTAAAAACACTACAAATATCAGGTCAGCAAGGTTCAGGTGAAATAAAAACTCATTTAGCCGATACAGATAATGGAGGTAGCTTCAATATGGTACAGTCTGAAACTATTGGTTCTTATTCTGTTGATTATGGAGATTTGCCTGATATGAATCTTAATGATGAAAAAATACTTACAAATCACGATAGAGCAGTACTGTCTAAATATAAAACAGCTTTTTTCGTTTAGGAGGAAAATATGGGTCTACCCAGCAAATACTTAGACCAAACAGTATCGATACTTAGACAAGGTTCTGCAAGCTATGATGCTTATGGTAACCCGTCACAATCTTTTTCAACAAACAGTAGTGGAGTAAAAGCTAGACTTGAACGTAAATCTGCTTCAACTGATGTAGATGATGAAGATGTACTTCAATACACAATGTATGAAAATTGGATTATGTGGGTAGATGTTAGTACTGATATTAGTAGAAAAGATAGAGTTTCATGGACTTACAACTCTACAAGTTATGACTTTGATGTTATGGATGTAGAAGATGTAGTAGGAGCAACAGGTTTTCATCATAAAGTATGTAAATTAACAAGGATTACATAATGGCTAGAAAACAACATTTTGAACTTAGAGCAGGTAAAGTTAAGAGCGTAAAAATCCTTAAACAAAACTTTAGTCAAGAAATGGTAAAAAAATTAACACCACCATTCAAAGCAGCAGCAAAAATGATGGAAAAAGAAGCTAAGCGTATAGTGCCTAAAGACACTGGAAAACTTCGTGATTCTATAAAAGCAGAAGTAATTATAGGAGCAAGAGCACCCAGAACAAAAAAAGGAACAGGACTAAAAGTTCCAATGGGTATAGAACTTAAAGCAACTGCTAAATATGCAGCATTTGTAGAATATGGAACAGGCGATAGAGGTAGAGCTTCTTTTATTGTTAGAGGACCAACACCTGCTGGATTCCAGCAAAAACCAATGGATTATACGCATGGTATGGGCAGAGGACAAAAAGCACAACCGTTTATAAGACCTGCTATGATAAAGGCATTGAAAGCAATGCAAATAGGAAGGTTATAAAATGGCATTACCAAGTCCAGAACAAACAATGGTACAGTGGGCTAAAACTAATACTGTCCTTAATGCAATATTAAGTGGAAGAGTAGCAACCAGATTACCAGCAGAACCAGTATTCCCATTTCTAGTAGTACAACTTATCGGTGGAGGTATTGGAGAAGCACCACAACCAGATGCTCATATATCTGAAAGTCTTATGCAATTTGATTCATTTGCAGGCAGAGGCAGTACTAGAGGATTCGCACCAGATTACTCAACAGCAGATAATTTAATATTAAAAGTACAAGAAGAATTACAAAAAATAACAGAAACAACAGTAACAAGCTACGGTGTCATTCTCGGAACACAATTATTAAGTTCGAGTAGAATAGAAGAAGGTGACACTGGTTATGCCAGATACACTTTAGATGCATTGATAACAATGCGAGGAGCATAGAAATATGAAAATAATGTTGAATAAACTAACAGGATTGAAAGCCGTAGAGGTTGGAGAAAAAATGTATTCAGTTGGGGAAGCAATAGAAAGCAATGATGCAGAAAAGCTCATGAAAACTATGTACATGGGTGTACCTAAGTTCGTTGCCTTCAAAGAAGTAGTTCAGCCAAAACCTGTCAAGGAAAAGGTTGAGAAGTCTGACGAAGACAAAAAGTAATAGTAATAATATATATAGGAGATTGATAGACAATGTCAAAATCAGCAGCAGCCGTTAAAATCGGTCCAGCACATTTGTATGTTGCAGCAGTTGGAGCAACGTTTCCAGCAGTAACAGCAGCACCAGCAGGTGGAACTTGGACAGATATGGGTTACTCAGAAGAAGGTTTTACCTTCGAAATAGAAAATACAATAGAAGAAGTCAGAGTTGCACAATCAGTAGACCCGATTGATGTCAAAGTATCTGATAGGTCAGTAAGAATTACTGGTGAATTATCACAATCGTCACTAGCAAACCTTGACTATGTAACTGGTGGAGCAGGAGCAACAGCATCTGCATCAGATGTAACAACATTTACACCAACAGCGAATAACGCGACAGACCATGTAACAAACTTTGCAATACTTTTGCGAGCAGCAGGTCAGTCAGTTGCAAGTTCAGGAAAACACAGGGACTATCAAGTTCCAGTTGCAGTTTTTGCTGGAGCACAAGCAATCAATTACCAAAAAGCGCCACAAAAGGCTACTTACTTGGTAGAGATTCACGCTCTCGTAACAACTGATGGAAATACACCATTTGTTGTATTAGACGACGAAGCTTAGAACTAGATACTTAGAGAGAGGAGACTAAATGACACAATTTAGGGAATTTAACTCTGCCAAAGCAGAAGAAATAACCGCAAAGATTGATGGAAAAGACTACGCATTTCCGGGTAAATTACCTGCAAAGCTAGTACTTGACTTTATATCTGAACACGGGGACGCTTTGAATGATGTAGGAGCAGGCGGTGTAGAAGCCACCATTCCGTTTATGGAAATGGTATTAGGCGAACACCACGATGAACTTGTATCAAGCACAGATTTAAACACTTTGAATGAAGTTGCTTCATGGTTATTCGGTATTTATGCCGGAGCACCAGAGGTAGAAACGGGAAAAGCTTAGACCCAGAATCTGGAAATAGTGCCAAAAGCACAGATGTTTTAGAGTTCTGGGAGGAGCTTGAAGTAGACTTCCAAAGATTTTACAATCTTTCGGAACCAATGTCTTTAGATTACAGAAGGTTCTTGACTTTAGTTAAAGGACTTTCTTACTGTGAAGGCTCTGCTTTTATATATCAAGTAACAGCTGATAATAGAGCAAGAGATGAAGCACTAGAGAAATTGGCTCAGGCTCAGGGCAGGACTCGTCCTACTCAAGTTGAAGAACAGTCTCCGGATTATTTAAAGAGGTTATATAATGCCAGCAATAGCAGAAGCAGCAATACAGATAGTTCCTGACTTTGACAGGTTTGGAAGGGAACTAGATACAGGACTAAAGCGCTCATTAAGAAGTGCTGGCGGTGGCATTAGCAAAATCATGAGAATGGCTACCCAAGCCACAGCAGCTTTGGGTGGGGCAATGGGTATTGTAGGTGCTCAATCACTTAGAATGTCCGCAGATGTTGAAAAATCAATCCAGATGATTGAAGGTTTGGTCGGTATTTTCGACCCAGTTCAATTAAATTCATTTAAAGACGCTATTAATGAAATAGCACCAGCAACAGGTCAGTCAGCAGCAGAGTTAGCAAAAGCTATGTTCTTTATTACATCAGCTGGTGCAAGAGGTTCTACTGCTATAGAAATCCTTGATTCTACTGCAAGATTAGGTGCAGCAGGATTAGGTGACTTGGCTGAAATAGCAAGAGGTATTGTATCGGCAGTTAACGCGTATGGTGAATCAAACATAACAGCAGCACATGCAGCGGATATATTTGCTAATACAGTCAGAATGGGTAACTTGGAAGCTACATCTTTAGCTCCAGTTCTCGGTCACGTTATTCCTATTGCATCTCAAATGGGTGTATCTTTCGAACAAGTCGGTGCAGCATTAGCTGGTATGACTCGTTTAGGTTCATCAGCATCAGAATCAGCAGTTGCTTTACGTGCAACCTTGTCTGGTATTTTGAAACCAACAGGTAGAGCAGATGAAGCATTTGCATCAGTAGGATTATCAGCAGAACAATTAAGAAACGCTTTAACAAGCGGACAATTAGATTTATTGGGTGTACTTGAGCTATTGAAGAAAGCCTTTGACGGTAACACAGCAGCAATGGCTGAAGCATTCCCAAACTTACGTGCTTTACGTGGTGTTTTAGCATTAGTTGGTAATAACTTAGAAACTAACAGAATGATTACTGATGCATTGGCAGACAGTACTGGTGTAGCTAATGAAGCATACGAAGCACAAGCTGACACTTTGCAATTCAAGTTAAACCAAATGTTATCTGCTTATAAGACTGCGAATATTGCTATCGGTGATGCTTTGAAACCGTATGTTATACCTTTACTTGAAAGATTTACCAATTTATTAACCAGACAGACAACAGAACTTCCTAAAACAATTGTAAAGTTAATAGAATACTTTAAAATTTTAACAGGACGAGGAGATGTGCTCGAGTTTATCAATGCATATAGTACACAATTCGGATTAGCTTCACAAGAATCAATAGATTTTGCTCTTAAATTAACAGAAATTCGTGAAACAGCACTTAGAGTATTTGACCAAATCAAACTTTCATTTACCACGTTAGTACAAGCATTCATGGATAACTTTGGTGACTTGTTACCTCAGTTTGATGGATTCAGTTTTACAATGCAAGACGTAGCTAATGCAATCATACTTGCAATGCAGATGGCAACTACATTTTTAGCGAACACTGTATTTCCACGAATAAGACTTTTTATAAACAATTCAATAAAAACATTTAATTCACTTAAACCACAGTTGATATTACTTATGGCAAAAGTCAAAGAAGTATTTGAAAATATAATAAACTTTGTTATGTCATTTGTTAACCAATTCATCATTATTTGGGACAAGTATGGAAAAGATATAACAGAAATTGCAAAAAGATTATTTACAGGTATTGCAATTGTAATAAAAGGGGCATTTGATTTAATCGTTGGAATAGCTAGAACATTTATTGCTTTATTCTCAGGTGATTTTGAAATGTTTAGTAAAGGTATTAAAGGAATAGTAGAAGGACTTTTTACATTTATTTTTGGAGCTTTCAAACTTCTTTTTGCTTCTATAGATATGGTACTTCTTAGCGGTACTACAATAATAAAAAATCTCTTTAAATTTATGGGTATAGCCGTAAAGGAAACAATCGTAAACATGAAAAATGCAGTTATCGATGATATGAAAGCAATCTCTAATATAGGTACTGTAATATTTCAAGGTTTGAAAGATACTTTTGTAAGTCTGTTTAGTGGAATAGGTACAGCAGCTAAAGAAATGTGGCAAAGCTTAAAAGACTTTTTTAGAAAAGGATATGATTTCTTAATAGAAAAAACGTCAGTCTTTGGTGACTTTATTGTTAATGGAGGATTTGGTGACATGATAGCCAGAGTAATTGAAAAAGTTAAAGGTTTCTTTGGTAATCTAAAAGACAAGTTCTTAGAATGGTTTGGAAGTGGTGGAAAACTACGTTTCTATATTGAAGGATTCATGGATTTCATTATTGATAAATTTTTGTTTGGATTTAACTTTCTTTTCACAACTGTTAAAACAGTATTTGCTAAAATCGGAGACTTCATAAGGGGTTTCACAAATGGTAGCTTTAAAGAAGCTATTAAAGGTATGTTTAATGGCATTGTTGATTTGTTTGAAAGAGGAATCAATCGTATCATAGATACTCTTAATAAAGTAATAGATAAAGCTAACAGTATATTGCCGGGTCCAGACTTAAGTAACATTCCAACTGTTGATTTTGGTGGATTAAAAGATGGAGGAACAGCATTAACAAGTGGAACAGCATTAGTTGGAGAATCAGGTCCAGAACTTATAAATCTTAACAGAGGAGCAAGTGTCATTCCTTTAAGAGGACCAACTGGTTCAGCAACAGGACTAGACGTAGGATTAGCTAGATTATTAGCAAAACAAGTACAAGTAACAATTGAACTAGATAGTGAAACTATAGCTAGAAAGACAGCTCCAATCATGGTTGATGAAATCAGATTAAGAAGTGGATTAACAATAGTATAATGGTAGTAGGACAAAGTTTAGTTTCAATAACAGTAGGTGGAACAGCTAGAGATTATATTGCCGGTTCATTAATTATAGAAAACAGGGTAAGTGGTAGGTCTAATGCATCATTTAGTATTTATGATTCAAATGGAAGTATAGGTCAAATACTTAGAGGTACAGTCATATCAATAATTGATGAATCAGACAGTAGTAAACTCTTTACAGGTTATGTTGCAACAGCAATTGCAAAAAACTTAACATCAACAGGAAGTGGTTCAGCAGTAGTTATTGTTGTTAAGTGTATGGACCAACATTATCTGGCAGAAAAAAGGGTAGTAGCAGCAAGTTATAGAGCTAATGTTCACTCAGCTAAAGACGTAGCACAAGATTTACTCGGTACTGGAAGTCATACCGTAGCTAGCGGAGACTCTCACTCACAAGCTCCATTAGGGGCAGAAGGGGTAACAGAAGGCACATTAGAAGATGGAGCAATACTTTCTGAAACAACAGCAAACTATGTTACAGTTGCGTCTTTGTTAGACAGAATAGCTAGACGAGGTAGTCAGTTTTGGTATATAGATTATGACAAGAAATTACACTTAAGACAGAAAGCTCATATAAAAGATGCACCCTTTGATATAGATTTAACCAACTTAGGAACAACTAAAATCCTAAGAAAAAGTATCAGCGTTAAAAGTGGTAATGACAAATACAGAAATAAACAAATACTTAGAGGTGGTACTCAAGTAACAGCTAATCAAACAGAAGAAGGCATTAGAGCACAAGGTAACAGAAAAACTGTAACTCTTGGTTTTCCTGTATCTGCTGGTGTAACACCGCAAGTTTTTGTTGATGATACCTTTACAAATGGAGGAGCAACACCACCAGATGGTACTTTTTACTTGCTTAAAAACGGAGCAGATAATGCAAATGTAGGTGTAAAAGGTAAAGATACATCAGGAAAGTTTTTCTATTACCAAGTTGGAGACCCCATAATTGAATTTGAAACTGCATTAACTGAAAACTCTTTAGTGAAAGTTATTTACAGAGGTAACTTTGATTTAATTGCAACTTCTACTGACCAAGCAGAAGTCACAGCACAAGCAACGCTTGAAGGAGGAACATCAGGTATCGTAGAAAATATTGTAGAAGCAAACTATATCGGTTCGACAACTGAAGCGACAGAAGAAGCAGCAGGCTACTTATCAGAATTTGGGGAACAGGGTATTGTTGTT